CGGGCCCCCACTTTTGGGGGGCCGGGGGTGGAGGGGTTGCTTCTCCAAATTTTCCCCAAAAAGGCCCTATCCCACACACCCCACCCATCTCCCACACGAATACCCTCATTTGTTTGTTCTATACGCTTTAAATTGTCAGACAATTTAAGAATACGTCAACCATGAGGGTTTGGTATGGGTATGCTCACGGGCGGAATACAACCCGATTCTGAAATTGTGTCTAATTTTCACACAATTCAGCAAATTTACAGACAATTCAAACAAATAGTGGATAAAGTATTGAATTTTCAGAAGATATGCGGTATTTATAGAAGAGGAGGAGCAATATGGCAAACGACCTTGAAAAATTCGATAGTGTAGAGTTAGAGAGGCGAAAAGCGAACGTACGGCATATAGACCATACGATGAGTCTTGCCCTAATGAAGCCCCTTAAGACGTGGGATGCTAAACATGTCGGGCAAAGGACGGTAGAGTACCTTGAGAAATGTAAAGAAGATGGGGTGCGGGTAAACTTATCGTCTTATGCGTTGGCTTTGGGGACTACTCCTGACGGCTTAAATGAGATGATAAACGATAAGCGCAATGCCGGAGGAACCCGTAATGCGATCCTAAAGGGCATCTCAATGGTCGAAGCGGTAATGATAGAGATGATGATGGAGCAGAGGATCAACCCGGTAACGGGCATATTCCTCCTGAAGAACCATTTCGGGTATAAAGACCAAAGCGAGATTAGTTTCAAAGGTCATATAGAGACAGACCAAAAGACATTACAAGCGAAGTATAGGGCGGTAGTGGATGAAGATTGAGGATCAAGAGAAAGAAGTCGTAGAGCTTGCGATAAAGATAGTGGCTGAAGTCAAGAAAAAGCCGTCTATCGAGAAGTTCTATGACTTTTTCGGGTGTTTGGGGGCTGTTCCGAGATCAAAAAGACTCCTGAAAGCGGATTTAACGGTCAAAGAGCTGGTAAAAAAGGCGATGAAAGGCTGTGATGAGTCCGAGATTGAGAGTTATTATGACTTATATACCAAAGCCCTCAAATACGCTGCGTATGACCTCTTTGAAGAGTATTTGCTGTTCATGGAGATAGACAGACCGCCCGAGGAGAGGTTCTATCAGCCCCGTAAAAAGACCTTGAAGCCGTTAGTCGATGCTCTTCAGAGACTCGAGGACGGGGAAATCATGGAATTGTTTGTTTCCCAGCCACCCAGGACGGGGAAAACAACGATTTTATTGTTTTTCCTGACGTGGATAGCTGGGCGACACCCTTTAAGTTCAAATCTGTACTCGGCTTTCTCCGATACCATCACAAAAGCGTTCTATAACGGTCTTTTAGAGGTAATGAAGGACGACATAACCTATCATTGGGCCGCTTGTTTTGATGAGAACATCGTCAAGATCAATGCACAGTATCAGACCGTGGATGTTCAGCGTAAGATGAGATATCCTACGGTCACATGTAGGTCGATTGACGGCACACTTAACGGAGCGTGCGACTGTACCGGGTATATGGTTGCTGACGACCTCTGTAGTGGCATAGAAGAGGCATTATCAAAGGATAGAATGGCTACCTTGTGGATGAAAGTCTCGAATGACCTCTTATCGAGATGTAAGAAAGGGTCAAAGAAGCTGTGGAACGGCACAAGATGGTCGGTAAATGATCCTATTGGGGTTCGCTTGTCCATGTTAGAGTCTTTAGGGGCGATACCTTATGAAGTCATTAACTTGCCAGCGGTCAATGAGAAAGGCGAGTCCAATTTCGACTATAAATACGGAGTTGGGTTCGATACAGAGACCTATAGGCAGATAAAGGCTGGATTTGAGAGAAATGACGACCTTGCTTCATGGGATGCTCAGTATATGGGTAAGCCGTACGAGAGAGAGGGCACATTGCTTGCCTCAAAAGACTTGCGGTACTTCAATGGCGAGATTCCTGAGGGGTATGCCTCGATATTCATGGCATGTGATCCCGCATGGGGCGGGGGCGACTATGTTGCAGCTCCTATATGCGTTCAGATTGAGGAGACCGTGTATGTACCGGGGGTCGTTTATACGAACGAGGACAAAAAGAAGTCCTTACCCCATATAGCGGACAAGATATCGAAATTCGGAGTCTCCAGGATTCAGATAGAGGCTACGAAAATGACAGAGGCTTTTGCGGATGAGTTGTCGGCTATACTCAAAAAGAGGGGTATCAAGTGCGTGGTAATGACTAAAGCTGCGCCCACGAGTACCTCAAAGGAGCAGAGGATATTCGATAAAGCCCCCGAGATAAGAGAGAGTTTTGTGTTCTTGACCTATGATAAGAGGGACGTGGAGTATCAGATGTTCATGGATAATGTCCACTCCTTTACTATCACGGGAAGAAATAAACATGATGATGCACCTGATTCACTTGCTATGGCAGCCGGGATGGCTTTCAAGCGTGCCCAGCAAGCCATGCCTTTCAGAAGATTTATTTAAGGAGGATGATATGAAAGTAACAGTATGTCCCGTATGTAGGATCACACCCGATTTTACCTCAACTGAGGTCAAATGCCCCAAATGCGGACGTAAAGCCGTAGGCGGAGACCTTGCCGAGACCCTTACAAAGTGGAACAATGGGGTTGTTGAGGCGGCTAAACCCGAAAAGAAAGATGTTAAGCCCGCCAAAGAAGAGGTCAAGCCCGCTGTGACCGATGAAGAGGTTGCAAAGTCCTTCATTGAGGATGTTGAGCCTGTCAAGGAAGTCCTTGAGAAGCCTAAAAAGGCTGTCAAGGGAGCTTCAAAGACCACTTCAAGAAAGAGGTAAGATAATGGAATCAAGAGCTTTATACGGCAGAGAAGTCATATATACCGATGTTGAGGAAATCACAGCGGAGAATGTCGTAGACGTGCTTAAAAAGGCTGTTGAGAAGAATCAGACCAACGTGTCCGACATCAAGTACCTCTATGACTACTATAAGGGCAAACAGCCCATCATAGACCGTGAAAAGACCTTTAATGACACGATATGCAATGTCATTGTGGAAAACCGTGCGAACGAGATCGTATCATTCAAGACCGGGTATTTCTTGTCTAACCCCCTTCAGTACATAGATGCCGGAGAAGATAAGGTAACGGACGACCTCGAGTTACTTAACGGCTGGGCGATGCTCGAGTCAAAAGAGAGTTCAGACCTTGACCTTGCAGAGTGGCTTTCCATCTGCGGAACAGGCTATAGGCTTGTACTCAATAAAGAGGAGAGGATTGATGATTCCGACAGCCCTTTTGAGTTCTTTGTACTCGATCCTCAGACTACGATGGTTGTTTATTCCTCAAAACTCGGTCATAAGCCGATGATGGGAGTTACCTTTTACAACCTTGCCGATGAGGATAAGGTCGTATACAACGTCTATACCAAAAACGAGTTCTTTGTGATCGTAGACGATGCTATTGCCGAGAGAAAATCCCATATTTTGGGTGGAATACCCATTATCGAATATCCGGCTAACAAGGCCCGCCTCGGAGACTTTGAGATTGTCATTCCTCTCCTGGATGCAATCAATAACATTCAGAGTAACCGTGCGGACGGTGTTGAACAGTTCATTCAGGCTATCCTTTGCCTTGAGAACATGCAGATTGACGAAGATGATGAACTCGGATTCATGGCCCGCCTTAAAGAGGTAGGCGGTCTTATGCTCCCCGAGGGATCAAAGGCTTATTACCTTACCCAGCAACTCAATCAGGGCGACACTCAGACCCTTAAGGACGACCTTTACGATTCTGTGCTTTATATCTGCGGAATGCCTAACCGTAATGGCGGATCATCCACATCTGACACGGGTGCAGCCGTGATTCTCCGTGATGGCTGGTCTGATGCCGAGGCAAGGGCGAAGATAACCGAGAATTATTTTAAGAAGTCCGAGCGCAAGTTCCTCAATATGCTTATCTATGTGGCTAACACGATAGGCGGAACGAATATTCTGTTGCCTCAGGTAGACATCAGATTCCCTCGTAGGAACTATACCAACGACTCTGCAAAGGTATCGAATTTCGTAACCATGCTCGGAAACGATTGGATTCCTCCTCAGATAGCATACGAACACTCAGATATGTTCCCCGATCCCGATGCAGCTTTCAAACAGGCAAAGGAGTGGCATGAACAGCTCGAGGCTAAACAGACCATGAGCCTTATGACACAGAACACCGAGGACGATGGCGGGGAAGATATCCCGGAAGATGAAGAATGACATACGAATACACCGATAAAATCTACAAAAAGTACGCTCTCCTTGTAGTCCGAGCCTTTAACTCTCTTAACCGGGAGTTGCAAGGCTTGGACTTTGATGAGCTGAATGCTGGCAAAGGGTATAAGGTTGTATCGGAGAAAGTCAAAAAGACCTATAAGAAGTGCTATGACGAGCTTATAGATGTGTTGATTCTCTTCTCTCTCCACTATTTTGAGGACTCTTGTGAAAATGTAGTCTCGAGAAAGGGCGATAAGATAACCTATTTTGTCGGCAAAAGAGACGGATTCCGCAAGAATAAGGTCTTTGATGCCCGTAAATTCGTTGAAAATTATCTCAAGAGCGGTAATCAGATAGTCAAATACATCTTTAACTCCGAATATGAGCGTAAAATGCAGAGGGCTACCGAGTCTATCGTCACATCCGGCAATAAGACCGAGATGAAAAAAGAGATAGACAAGGCTATGAGGTATTGGAATCGTCAGGCTAAACAAGGTGGAGACAATGTTTCTATGGATTCCTATTTAGACGGGCTTGAGGCTATGGGCATCAAATACGTCAAGTGGGTCACTCGGGAAGATGAGAAAGTATGTCAGGCATGTGCGGCTAAAGACGGAAAAATTTATGAAATTGACAAAATAATCATTCCGTTGCACTATAATTGTAGATGCAATTTGATTCCTTACATAAAGAAGTCAGAATAATTGCATAATTGTCAGACAATTTAATTTTGTCGACAAGAGAAGTCAGATAATTTGCATCCCGTTCCTCCTCGTCAATGGGATGAAAGGGTGGGCGACTTGCTATGATACGGCAACCGCTCACTCCGAGGAGGGTGAAAAACATTTTTTGACAATTATCCCCAAAGTGTTGAAATTGTCAGAAAATTGTGTATATATTATAAATAACAGAGTGAACTGTATAAAACGCAGAGGCAGACAAGCCTTTTAAATCAGAGTTGCGGAGTGAACCGCTATAAACGCAAGGAGGTCTATATGTTAGATACAAGCAAGATTGACGGCTATGCCGAAATGTCGGCAGAAGAAAAGGTAAAGGCACTTGAGGCACTTGAGATTGAGGATAACGCAGCGGAGTTGGAGCGTTACAAGAACGCTACTACCAAAGCAAATTCCGAGGCAGCTGAGTACAAGAGGAAGTTAAAGGCCCTTGAGGAAAAGGCAAGTCAGGGATCATCCGATACCGAAAAGCAGATTGCAGACCTTAAGGAGCAGATTGAAACCCTTAATAGGGAGAAATCCATTTCAGAGCGCACGGCATCATTCTTGAAAATCGGAATGAGTGAGGATATCGCTGGTAAATGTTCAGAGGCTTTCACTAATGGGGATAGCGAGGCATTTTTTGCAGCGATGGGATCATTCATCACGGAGCATGATAAGGCATTCAAAGCCGAATTGCTTAAGTCTACTCCGAGACCCGGTAGCGAGGGCGGAAAAGCTCCCGAAATGACAAAAGAGAAGTTAAAGAAGATGAGTCTCGAGGAGCGTATGGCATTTGCCAATGAATTCCCGGACGAATACAACAAAATTTATGGAGGATAATGAATTATGGCACAGACAGCATCAATTCAGGGTGTAGCAACACTCAATCAGGGATTCGTCTCCAATGAAATCGAGGATTTATACGCATCCCATCTTGATCTCAATGGTTTCTGCACCGTAGACAACAACCTTCAGGGTGTTGCTGGTGACAGACGTAAGATCAATGTATATGGAGCAACGGGTTCAGCCGAGAAAGTTACCGAGGGTAACGGAAACTCCGGCTACATCTCAACCACTCTCGTAGAGAAAGAGTATGTAGTTGAGTGCGCTCAGGCATGGTTTCAGTATTCGGATGAAGCATACATGAGAGACCCCGTAGCCGTACAGACGGGTGTTACCCGCCTCGGTGTTTCCCTTTTCGATCAGGTCAATGCAGACCTCTACGGAGAGATGGCAAAGGCATCACAGATCGTTGAGGCATCTACCCCCGGATTCAATGCTTTCGTAGATGCTGCCGCAAAGATTGACTTTGCAGATGGCAACGAGACCGCAAGAGAGTACCAGGGAAGAACCATTCCTACCCTTTGGGCAATCATGGATTCCAACACCCTCGCAGAGACCCGTAAGGCTATGGCAGCTCAGATTGTTTATGATCCTAACCTTGCATGGGCGCAGGGCTATGTCGGAACTGTTGCCGGAATCGCACTCTTCGTTAAGAAGAACGCAACTCAGAAGATGATTTATGTCGGAACTGACAAGGCTGTAACCATCTTCAACAAGACAGGAG